TTAGTGACTGCTTTTACAAAAGATTGATTATCTGTGTAGTTCATATCCGGCTCATAGAAGCCGTAGTTTTCCCATTCAGTTTGAACTTTGTTTTGTGTCTTTTTGGTTAGCTCTGCCACAACCCATTTGTTAGGTTGGTATGTTCCTGTGACATAGGCACCAGAAATCGTAGTGACCCAAAACAATAAAAGCAAAAATATTGTTCTAATACGTTGAGGAATCTTTTTCCAAAGTTTTACGGCCATCTGTAAAATATATGAGTTCCTATCCTACCTACCAAATCCAACTCAGGTGCCCATTTTGGACTTACGTAGGTTGCATGATAGTGGGTAGCACTTTCCGTCACTCCTCTAAACTTGGCTTCAAAAACAATGCGATATGCAATTTCCTGTGCTTTACGCCAAGCATCTCCGTCTCGGATTTTATCAGCTTTGCCGTCACAATACCAACTAAATTGACATTTGTGTTTAATAGGATTAAATTTACGTTTGTCTTCAGGTAAGTCAGGATCTTGTTTTGTTTTCCAACTTTCTCTTACAGGTCCTTGTAATACAACCTTGCAGATAGAGTTCGGATACCTCGCATCATTTACACGATTCAAAACAACATCAGCCACTGCATATTGACCTGCTACCGGTTCTGATTTGGCTTCAAAATAAATATTCATTGCCAAACAGTATAGCTCTGGATGAGTAGACTCAGTATATAATTCTCCCTCAACTGCGTTCTGTAAAGTTATTGCTTGGGCATATGACATAGGCACCCACACAAACACAAGAGTCAGGATTGAGAGAAATTTAAATAACAATCCCATATTATATTTAATGGCTGTAACAAATTTGTAATACTCCGACATTAGTTCCTCCTCATTTGTGCTATTTCAGTTGCTTGTTTTGAACCTGTCTTGTCGTCATCGTCAGCAAAAACAGGAACCAAATTACTCTTGTGCATCATTGCTATACCAACAAGCCTTCGCTCACCTGTGTATTGCAAAGACTCTTTCTTTATGGCTGGAGCAAAACTATGTTCACTATTAGAACTAGGAACATTAGGAGTTTCTCTTCTGTAGGTTGAATCTACATGATGCCAAGGTGTTTGTATTGCCCTTGGTTGCGACTTGGGTTTGAACACACCATGAACATAATCTATATATTCATCCAAAGTCATTGTTGGAAGATTTTTCTGTTTGTAAAATTTGTTTTGTTTACGCCAACCATCCATATAATAGCTGTCAGGCTTTCTCTTGGATGCTTTACGTTTCTTTGTGTTTAACGTGGTAAGTCCACGTTGTAAGTGCATTGTCATAAAAAACTCCTGCTATTAGTTATTGTTTAATAATAACAGGAGTTGATTAATTTGTCAAGAGTTTTGATTAATAATCAAAAACTCTTCTTCTTGAAATTGAATATTCAAGGGCAGGTCTTCCAACTTCACCAGTGTAAATTGGTTTAGATTTTACATTGAAACCTGCTTCTCTGATTTCATGTACTCTTGCACCCGGTGACATTGCGTCCAATTTGTCTGTCAAACCCTCTAATGTGAAAGTTTTTCCAGTACCCCAGTATCTTGCTAGGATTTGTTGTTTCTGTGTGCCTACTCTAAAGTAAGTAGAGCCTTTGTTTTTATTGATTGGCATCGTGCCTCCTTTATTAAAAAAAGAGCCCGAAAGAGCTCTTATACTTGTTACTAGTCTATCTTTTATAAACATAATAGTTACAATATAATATAGGAGTTGTATTGTGTCAACCAGTTTTGGTTAAGTATCTAATGTATTTTTATCTTTTGGAATACTTTGTTGAATAATTTCTTTAACATTCTCTTCTGGTACACATAATATTTGATCCAATTTATCATTTGGAAACTCTTGTGCCAATTTCCACATCAGAGGTTTTGGATATTTTTGAACATGTGCTACACATTCCTTGACTGTATCAAATGTAGGTTTGTAAAATACAAACACATCTCTACTCATGTCTGGTTGAATTGTAGCCATTAAGGCAACTATGAACCATTTCATCTTTGATACATCACCTTCTGTCCTAGCACTTCTGGCTCTCCTGGCATTTGCATATTTATTGCAACCTTGGCACAGGCAAAATAATCTATTCCTACTTCTTGTCCATAAGTTTGGGTACCATGATCAATTACTCCATTAAGCAATTTATCGCCGTAGTCATCAAAAAATGTTTCACATTGTTCATAACTTGTAAAAGTAAGAGCATAGCTAAACAAATTTTCCTTGACTTCTGGCTGTCCAACATAAAATAGTGTTGCTAGGAAAATAAACGTTACTGTGTTCATAATATGACTTTACCTTCTTTAATAAGACGTTCTCTATTATTTAAGTGTGCTTGTTCTACTTCATCTTTATTCTGGCCGTTATATTTTACTGCATAACCTTCATTAATCATTATGTGAGTAACAAATTCTTTATCGATCACAAAGTCGCCAAGTATGCGACCAAACTTTCCTTTTTTATCTTCACCTGATTTATCTATTTGTGTTTTTAGTATTTGTTTGGAACCGATTGGCATAAGTTCTTTAAGTCTATTTTTACTAGCCAATCCAAACTTCTTTTCAATCTTATCTCTAGTTCTGGATTCAGGAGTATCAATGCCCATAATACGTACTCTCTCTTTGTGCATCCACATGCCAAAACCTAAATCAATATCAACATCTACTGTGTCGCCATCTACTATTCTTAAAATCTTTGCTTTATACTCGTACATATTATTCTCCAAACATACTAATTAGTTCAGGACCAAATGAACTTGCCGCCCAACCTAATGCTGTAATAGTTACCACTCCTAGTATTAACCACTTCATTTTAAAATCATCTACTGTCATCTTAAATGCAACTAATTCGTTGCCTAAAATTCGTACCGCCACTTCTAGCTTACCCTGGTCGTCTGGTCTATCTGCCATCTTTATCTCCCTTGTCCTCTATATACTTTATAGCTTCTGCGTTTACTTTTATTCATAGAACTTGTTTTAGTCATTGATTTAGTGTTTCCAATGCTAGTCTTCTTCTTTGTTGTTTCATGAACTGAAGTAGTGAACATTTTTGCCATCGTATTCTCCAAATTATATACGTATATTTATCGGATATTAATAAATAAAGCCAAAAGGAAATTTATGCCAAAGAATAGAATATTCAAATTCACAGATGGTGAAGAGATTAAAGAGGTTACAGCATTAGGCTGGAGAAGAGCAGTTAAGTCTTTTCAAAACAGTGCAAAGGTTACAGAAACAGTTGTTACATGGATTGGAAAGAAGGGCAAGGCAATGACCAAAGTTATCAAATTACCTTTAGGGCGTAAAAAGAAAATGGACAGATAATGAGCTTAGGTATAAGAAAGTTTATTGTAAAGTTAAGAATGTGGTATGCCGATATTCGTGGTCATCACGGAAAGCGTTGGAATTACGAACCTTCTGAACATTACATGGGCATGGGTAAAAAAAGATCAAGATAATCTATTACGAACAGTTTCAATGAACAAATGAACATGTTCTTCCGGAGTCGTCTTATCTATTCCGTGTCCCAGTCCACACACCCAACCTGTAGTATCATGCTTTTTTATATCATCACAATACTTTTCTATTTCATACATAAAATTGTGTTTAGGTAATAGCATTTTTTGTTCGTCAAAATTTCCTTGCACAAATCCGTTAGCAACACTATCTAAAACATCTGTAATTTCTAGTCTACTATCTACGCCTATGCCACCCCAGTCTCCTTCTACTACTTTACTAATGCACTTCCTAGGTAAGTTCTTGCTATAGTAAGCAGTTTGTGGCATGGCCATTGACATTAATAAAGGAGAATACTTTTCATGAAAAAATTTAGTTGACATATTTTTTAAACCGCTATCAAATATCATAACCTTTTCTGCACCAGCATTTATTTGCAGTTCTATATTTTTTAATAGTAAAGGTATTAGAGTAGATTTCATGTAATCAAATTTAAAATTATCTGTTACATTCTTATCACCACATGCATAATTCATTAATGTCCAAGGACCACCAACAAAACCTATCATACTTTTATCTTTAGGTAGCATTGCTCTTGTAACAAGCAATGCATCACGTTGAAATGACATAAAAGAAATTGCTTTGTCTATATCACTAAATTCGCCTGCATTGTCTAAGTTTATATAATTGCCAAATTTAGGTCCTGGGTTAAACTGGAGTGGCAATCCTAAACCTTCTAAAGGCCAAAGTATGTCGGAAAACAAAATAGCAACATCATAGTCAAACTCTTGTATTGGTCCTAAAGCAACTTCGCCTGCAAGTTCAGGCTCTTTACATAGTTGTTCAAACGTATATTTTTCTTTTAGATCTCTATAATGTGAATGATATCTTCCTGCTTGACGCATGAACCATATGGGAGGTACATTTTGTTGTATTCTATTGCAGGCATTATTGAACTTTGTATTCACTTTATATACTTACCTATTTCTCTACCTAACTTTAGATAGTCTGTTCTTTTTCCTATAATTTCATGTTGTTTATTTGTATTGTAATTTATCGCTTTGAGTATTATGCAGTCTCCAACTAGACTAGAAATGACTCCAACTGCTGTATGACAATCACCACCTAAAGTGATGAGCATTTCACGTTCAGCCATCACACTGTAATAAGTTGGTAGATGATTAACACTTTTCATCATGGCAGGGTAGTTTGAATCTTTTCTACATTGTATGGCTATAGTTCCTTGACCCACACAAGGAAGCATTTTATCTAAAGGAAGTATTTTTGTAATTCTATTTTCCAAACCAAGAGCCTCTAAACCTGCAACTGCTAATATAATAGCATCGTAGTTTCCCGAGTCTAATTTGGCAATACGTGTATCTATGTTACCCCTAATAGGTTGGATATCAAAATCTACTTTGAAGTTCTTGGCAAGCTCTGCTATCCTTCTTGGTGAACCTGTGCCTACTTTTGCATGAGGAAATAATTTTCCTATGTAACAATCTCTAGGATCACTTCTTTCTAATACTGCACTTATTTCTAATCTGTCGTCCATTTCACCAGGTAAATCCTTAAATGAATGAACAGCAATATCTATTGTGTTCTCTAGTAAATGTTTTTCTATATTAGAAACAAACACACCCTTGCCACCAATTTCCTGTATTGATGTGTTTATTTTAACATCGCCTTCGGTGACTATAGGCACTATTTCTATTTCTGGAAAAGGAAGTGCATCAATTACTTTTTGTGCGTAGGCCATTGCAAGTTTACTTTTTCTAACACCTAACCTCATGTCACCTCCCAAAGAAATGCAACTTTTCTGTTGCTAGGTAAGTTGCCAACCCCGAGTAATTATGCCGCTAAGGCAAAATCCTCATTTACAACGTAGTCATTAAGACGACCAAAGTCGACAAATGTAACGTTGTTTAATGCATTATCGTTTGCATTTATAACGTGTCTTCGCGTTAACCGAGCTTAGATCCGGACAACTCCACGAACTCTATTAACTGCCAGTCGATCCTATTTCAGGCCCATCATAAAGACACTGAATCTTTTGGTTTACAAATATATGTAACACTAGTCCAGTGACCGTCTTTTGGAATTTCTGTGTATCGTTGTCTTACAGTTTCGCAAGTCTTTTGATTGTTAAATGTCATTACTTCTTGTGACATGCAGTCACCTTGTAAACATACTGTCAAAAGTATATGCCAAACTATTTCAACCATCACTAAACTCCAGTGTCTTTATGGTGGACCTGCTGGGTACCGCCCCCAGGTCCTGCACAGCGTTTGAATTGCTTCAACGTTGCAAGTATATTTATAGCATCTTATAAATGATTTGTCAAGAGTAGAACGTAAAATATATAACAACAGTAATGGGCTATTTGATCTACACCTTGAATGCACCAAAAAACCTTACCTTCATATTTGATTTTGTATCTTCTAACAATTTTTGTTTTTGAAAAGTCTATAGCAAAGTGCAAAACGAAATCTAATATAGCTATTCCTAAAGCCCACGGAATGGGTGCAAAGAAAATACATACCAATAAAGTACAAAGAGCATGATCTAGTGCATGTCTATATCCTTTGAGTGAGGTAAGATCGGCTTTATCACCTGAAGTGAGCCTACTTTGTAATATTAAATCTGCTACTGCGTGTTTAACTACGAGTAAAAAGAGAACGTAGGCGGCTGTCACGATTTTGCATCTCCTCTTTCTTTTTTTGTATTTCTGGATACAAAACAGAATGTTTGTGTTTGAAGGTCTGAATTCTGCTCTTCAAATCTGCTACTTTTTCTTCAGACGATAGTCGTGCAAAAACTGTATCCTTCATACATGTATTTATTTTTCTGGAGTATGAACTATGAGTATATCGGTAGCAACCGGCTTACCATTATGGTCGGAAATTTGATATTCTACTATCATTCCTTCGACGACCTTTTTGATACCTGCTTTACGGAATTCTGATACATGACAAAATATATCTTTTTGTCCTTCATCACGAGAAATGAAACCATATCCTTTGACATGATTGTACCATTTGAGTTTTCCTTGCTTTGTCATTTTGTTTAGCCCTGTTAATGTAAAGGCGTGAGTAATTATAGCAACACGCCTTTAATTTATTTATATATAATATGGTTCTCCATATTAACTACATATTATTCTTTTTTTCCTGAATCTCAGCTCTACGAGCTTTTGCTAATTTTCCTATTTCGCCTAGAGCCTTTCTTGCTCTTGCCGCCGCCGCTTTGACACCTTTCTCATCAAAAGATGCTGTTTCGTTCAAATAGGCCTCGTATTGTGCTTTGATTTGTTCATGTATGTCTGACATAACTTTCTCTCCTTAATTGACAGCTACTTTAAGCCCTGTAGTTGATTCTATATACTGCTTTGCGGTTCTATCGGCTGTCTTCGCGATAAAAACTACCGTGGCTAAATTAATAACCATTTCAGTATCCAGGCTGACTGTTAGAGAGAAAGGTACCATACCTATTCCCTTTTCTGTCATTGTCAAAGCCATTGGTTTTCTAACTTTGATAGAATCTTTATTGATCTCAGTCACTCTGCAAACTACTTCTTCGCCTGCTTGAGTTTTAAATGTAATTGTATCGTTTACACTATAATCTGGTTTTTCTATTAACATATTATCCTACTGAGTGTCCAGAACCATTGAAACCTGTATTTTCAATGTATGCTTCTAAAGCCTCGTAGCCTCCTATATAAGTATCACCTATAAAGATTTGTGGGGCTGTTCTTGGCTGTGGAAGTCCTTTTCCTTCAAAAATGGTAAACAATTCTGATGCTTGAATATCAACTCCAAGTGTTTTTACAGTATAAGGAACCTTCAATTTATCAAAGGTTGCCTTTGCCTTTAAACAACTAGGACAATGAGTTTTACTATAAATTATTACGTCATTCATTATAATGTAAATCCTTTCAGTACATCTTCATCTACATCTTGTTTGATGCCACCGATAATATAACTTTCAACTTCTGTCTCCTGCGGAGCAACTTGAAGTCCAGCACTAGATAACCAATGCTGAGTCCATGGTAGCGGATTGTTATTTAAAGGACGATCATATATTGTTTTCAGTCCTAAAGCCTTTAGTCTTTTGTTTGCAATAAACTCTACATAATGATGTAAGAGTTCTTCGTTCAAACCAATTATGGCACCATCTTTAAACAGATAATTTGCCCAGGCTTTTTCTTCATCAACACATGTACGCCACATATCATAAACTTCATCTTCACAATCTTTTGCAATTTTTGCCATTTCTTTATCATCTAAACCTTTTTGCCAATTCTTTAATACATGAGTTGACAAGTTCAAATGTGTTGCTTCATCTCTAGCAACAAGAGAAACTATCTTTGCAGATCCTTCCATATTCTTAGATTCTGCAAAAGAAAAAGTACATGCAAAAGATACGTAAAAACGTAATCCTTCTAGTATATTTACATTCATCATGGCTAGGTAGAGCTTCTTTTTGACATCGCGAAGTGTACCTTGTTTACGTTGGAACCAATCATCTGCCGCCAAAGTAAATGCATCATAGTTTTTGGTAACAGACTTTGCTCTTTTCAAAATCTCTTTATCATCCAAAATAGTATCAAATACTTCACTAGGATCAGGATAGACATTTTTAATAATATGTGTATAGGAACGACTGTGGATAGTTTCAAAAAAGTCCCATGTCACAATACAGCCTTCAAGTTCTGGTAAAGATACATATGGCAAAAAGGCTAAACTAGGTCCACGTCCTTGAACACTATCTAAAAGAGTTTGGTATTTCAAATTTGCAGTAAAAATATGTTTTTGTTCTGGTCTAAAATTAGCAAAGTCGGCTCTATCTTTTTGTAAACTTACTTCTTCAGGTCTCCAAAAGTAACCTAACATTGTTTGATTTAATTTATCAAACTCTGGAAATTTGAATACATCATATCTCTGTGTGTTTTGATCTGGACCAAAGAACATCGTGCTCTTTGTGAAATCTACTTTTTCTTTATTAAAAACTGTCTTTGCCATTTTATTTTCCTCTTCTATATAGCACACGAATCACAATACTCTTCGTATTCTTCATCCGTTCCTTTAAAATCCTCTCTATCTACAGGATTCTCTTTCACATTGTCATGCCAGCCTAAAGAATGTTGTGGTTCTTCAACACTTCCGTCTGACTTATAATCATAAGTATTTTGGTAGTATGATGTCTTCCAACCATACTTATAAGTATTCAATAAGTCTTTCATCATTACACTCATTGGTACTTCGTTATTTTCATAATGCGTTGGGTTATATGACCAATTACCACTTATCGCTTGATCAAAAAACTTCTGCATCACTGCAACTATATTGATATAACCGTCATTACTTGGCATATCCCATAATAGTGTATAGTTATCTTTTAAGGTTTGATACTGTGGAACAATCTGCTTAAGAGGCCCTTTTTTGCTTTTCTTAACGGACAAGAATCCTCTAGGTGGCTCAATTCCGTTTGTGGCATTCGACACAACGGAACTGCTCTCCGAAGGCATCTGTGCGGACAATGTGCTGTGCCGTAAACCGTGCTCTCTAATGTCCTCGCGAAGACTATCCCAATCATATTTTAATGTTATAGAACATATTTCGTCTAATTCTTTTTTGTATGTATCAATAGGCAGTATGCCATCACTATATTTAGTGCGATCGTAGTAATCACATTTGCCTTTTTCCTGTGCTAATTTATTACTTGCTGTCAGCAAATAATATTGAAATGCTTCTGAAAGTTCATGAACTTTTGTCAATGCTTTTTTATCCGAATATTTACAACCATTCTTAGCTAGATAATGTGCAAGGCCAATATAACCTACACCTAATGATCTTCTTGCTTTTGTGCTAATCTCTGCCGCCTTGATAGGATACTTTTGATAATCAATTATTTCATCCAAGGCTCTTACAGCCAAATCACATAATTCTGATAGGTCGTCTAACTCTTTTATAGTACCAACATTTATTGCTGATAAGATACATAAAGCTATTTCTCCATCTGGATCGTCAATATGTTGTAATGGTTTTGTAGGTAAAGTAATTTCTTGACATAGGTTACTCATGTATACAGTATCCTTAAATGAACTGTGTGTATTTGCATGGTCCACGTTCATAATGTATATACGTCCTGTTTCTGCACGTTCCTTAATGAGAGCAGAAAATAATTGCATAGCAGGTAAAGTCTTTTTCTTTATGCTAGGATCTTTTTCGTACTTTTCATACAATTCTTTAAATTTGTCTTGATCGTTAAAGAAAGCTTCGTATAAACCTGGTACCCTATGAGGTGAAAAAAGAGTGATATCTCCTTGTTTCAATAATCTCTCATACATAGTTTTGTTTAATTGAATAGAGTAATCTAATTTACGTACTCTGTTATCCTCAGTTCCTTTGTTATTTTTTAAAACTAGGATGTCTTCAATTTCTTGATGCCAAAAAGGAAAATGTGTTGTTGCACTACCACCACGTACTCCGTTTTGTGTACAACATCTTACAGTTGCCTCAAACTTTTTTAAGAATGGTACCACACCTGTGTGTGCAACTTCTCCGCCTCTTATTTTTGAATTGATTCCTCTGATACGTCCTGCGTTAATTCCAATGCCTGCTCTTTGTGCCGTGTACCGACCAATTGACATATCACTTGCGAAGATACTATCAAGGGTATCGTCACTGTCAACAAGGACACACGAAGCAAACTGTCTAATAGGTGTTCGCACACCGGCCATGACTGGCGTTGGGATATTGATTTTAAAAAGTGAGGTCGCATCATAATATCTCCTAACATAATGCATTCTATCTTCTTTTGGATAGTTGGCAAATAGTGTAGCCGCAATCATCATATACATGAGTTGAGGTGATTCATATATCTCACCTGAGCTTCTATCTTGACAAAGATACTTGTCTACAATCTGTCTAAGTCCGGCATAGGTAAAATTTTCATCTCTATTGTGTTTGAGATACTTTTCCATTCTTTCAAATTCTTCTTCACTATACATATCTAATATAGAGCTATCATAAACTTTTCTTTCTATGTTCTTTTTTATCATTTCGATCATAGGTGTTTTGTCAAACCCACCAAAAACATCCTTATAAATTCCGTATAGTAAAAGTCTTGCCGCTACATATTGATAGTTTGGTGACTCTAACGATATCAGATCATTTGCTGATCTAACTAATAAGTCTTGTATTTCTCTTGACGATATTCCATCTACAAATTGAATACCTGCGTTCATTTGTACCAAACTACTTGATACACCGGTTAGTCCTTCACACGCAAAATTAACCACTTTGTGTATTTTTTGTACATCTAGGGGTACACTACTTCCTGTTCTTTTGATGATGTTGAGGTCTGTCTTCATACTTCTTTTCCCTTGTCAATAAAAAATATTTAGTGCAATGATGGCATCTTGTAAATCTTTTGTGACACAATATGTTTGGGAAGTTCCTCAACGGTTGTTACTTCGTTATTGTATCCAATTACAATAAAGTTATCCACATGCACTAAATAAATTAAGTTACTTTTCTTTATATTCTTACTGATATGTATCTCAATTTCAGCTCCACTAAACCTATCGGTTAACTGTAAAGTATACGCAATAAGTTGTGCAATTTCGTACTCAGTAAATTCACTCTTCTCAATCAAATGCCAAGGTTCTACTTTTGCCTTAGGATCCCAAGCATTTGGTTTCTTTGCTGATATAGGTAGTTTGTTTACAAATTGTAAAACAGATTCGTACGGTCTTGGATGAGTTTCGAGTTGGTCTCTTAAATTTCTCCAGACTTTTACTTTATCTTCAAATTTTAATTCAAACATTAACCTAGAACTTTAATTTTGTAGTTGAAACTTCCTGTATCATTTGTAGTAGAGTTTAACATAGAAACTATGATTGTGTCAACCCCTACTTGTCCATTTGTGTTTACCATAGCGGCAGTAAACTGTAAATTGGTCTCGTATGTACTACTTCCTTGATAATCATGTTCGTCAGTAAAGTTCACTGTATTAGTGCCTTTATCTAACTGAAACGTCATTTTACCACTTCTTTGTGCATTAACCAATCCGCTATTATAAAAATATTCAACTTCATAAGTCCTAGAAAAATCTCCTGGGAGTCTAAAAAAGTATACTGGCGATGATTGTTCTGTAATTTCCAAGGTCATAAATCCACCTAAACTTGCATTAACTTTACCTTTTATTTCTGATATGTAAGGAAAAGTTGTAAGATAAGTTTGATTATTAGAAAGATCTGAAGTTCTTGCAAATGTGTCTTCTACTGAACTGTTCCCTCCTGCTGTAAAGTCGATGACAGGATATTGTGCATTTCCTTCATTCCCTCCTACATTACCTACACCTTCGAAGTTATTATGCGAACTGTAATTATTTGTGCCTTTTATAATTGCTATACCTTCTCTGTCTATATCTGCAAATTGGCATTGGCTAAATTTATTTTTACTAGGACCAGTTGATTGACCTTGAGCACCAATGACAGTATTTTGTCCAAATTGCACTCCGTAACCATTACCTGTAAAGTATGAGCAGTGGAAATGATTGTTGTAAGCATCGTCGTCACTTGCAATAGCTGTACTGAAACCTGTGATGCTAACATGATCAAATTTGTTTTTCTGTGTACCTACAACAGAACTAAGACTTCCTAACTTAATAGCGGAATTAGTTGCTGTAATAGTTGTTCCTGTGGTCCAAGGACCTGTGATTTTAATTTCTTTGAAATTGCTATTTTTACAACTCTGCAATACCATTGCAGGATTTGTTGTTGACATTGTAGCTAAGGTAAACCCTTCAAGATGAATATTAGTTGCCTGATTCAAAGTTGTGCTAGTACTGTCGTTGGCATAACTTCCAGGAGTACTACTACTATTTACAGTTTGAAATGCGATAGCACTATTGGTCATGTTAAATTTTGTTTTGTCCATACCATCACCAATGATAGTTGCATATGGTGGAATATAAATTGTGCTTGTAATTTGGTATATACCTGCAGGAAAATATAAAGATACCCTGCTTTGCTCAGTTCCTTTTGTAGACGTGTTAATGTAAAGTTGATCTATTGCCCTTTGAATTGCAACAGTTTGGTCACTACCATCACCTGTTGCTCCGAAAGACTTGATGCTTACTGTTTCGTCTAATCTTTGCTGTAATGTTCTTCTGATTGGAGATGTTGCTGAAGCTCCTGTTTGCACTTGGAGACCACCTAAGTATGTGTAACTATCAGCTAGGGTAAACAGATCATCATGTTGTGTTATAATCTTTGTGTTGCCTACTGCTGGTGCTCCTTCGGCTACAGAGCCATTACCTATGTAAAGTTCTCTAGCATCAACGGCCCAACCAAACTCACCGCCTGATAATTGTGGTACTCCAGAACCTTGGTTCTTTTGTCCTCTTCTTACTTGTATCCTGGATATCTGTACGACTGCCACTGCTAAACTCCTATATAGTGTATTTATGCCTGAAGTCCAAGTCGTTACCCTTTCGATTATACCACATTTCAAATGTATCTGTGGGCCATAATGCTTGTCTGTTGTTACTGTTTTTAGGAGCCATGCTAAACCATTTATTCCAATAGTATTCAGCACGTTCTCTATTACCTTTACGTTTATGATGATAAAAGTTCATTCTAGGATGTGTGCGTTCCCTGTTAGTTTCCCAAGTGTCAGCATGTTTTTGCCTGTCTAATTGCTTGTATAACTCAGGATTATCTAATCTTCCTGTGTATTTTCCTGTCTTGTGATTAGGATTAGCCGCTCCTCCCGTACTGCCACCATACTCAGCTACCTTATTAAAATATTCAGCACTTTTTACGACATCAAACTTGTCACTGTAATATTTACAGACATCTTTGAATCTATCTTGATTACTACTTTCAAATAATATTTCTATCTCATAGTTGTTTCCGTATCGTTCAATGTGTTCCAACCAATCTTTGCTTGATCCTTGATATACATTTAGATCACGTGTAGTTTGTCCTAAATATTTCCTACCTGTAATATTATGTGTGAAATGATATAGTTTTTGCATTTTAATAGTGTTTGTCATAATACTGATATACTCTGTCCCACCATTTTGATTCCCAATGTTTAAAATCATCAGGCCATAGATCAAATTGTTGATATTGTAGATCTCTAGAACACATGAATACGTGTCCTTCTTGTATGTCTGTTCCGTATAGCTCGTTATGTGCTAGGGCATAGGCAGTAAGTTGCAAATAGTAATCTTCAACCCATTCTTTTTTCTTAGGTTTATTTGTTTGTTTGAAATCCATAATACAAGGATTTCCATTGTACCTACCAACTAGATCGGTTGTACCAGCATATATCTTAGGATGGTATAATTGGACTTCACTACCCCATATTTCATCTATGTTTGTAAGGGCCTGCTCCTTTACCTGTTCAGCCATTTTATGGGCCTGTTGTGCATAAGGATTAGATCCGGCATTAGGCCATTCGCCTGACTCCACATAGTCCTCCAAGTATTTGTGCATACGAGTACCAACACCCGCGGCTTCTGTCGTTATCTCTTTGGCTTTGGTTTCACCAACACGTTTACGCCAAGCAATCAAATGCGTTTTATCTTTTGTTGCATCTAATATCGTTGTCACACTTGCAACCGAATTACCATCAGGACATGCATAAAGTCTTCTACCTTCCACACTTGCTTTTTTTATTTCTTTATAGTCGTATTTGTTTTTAATTAAGGTCATTGTTCATTTACTTCTACTATCTGAGGTTTGCACCAAGCAGAATATCTACCTGCAAGCCTATCACTTTCTTGATTAATACTTTTAGCATACCAACTACACTTTTGCATACTAGGATATTCTTTTTCACCTTCAACTTCGGTCCCGTTCATAAGCATTAATATGAAAACTAATTTTGTCATTCTATATCAAAATCCCATACTAAACATCTTCTGTTATCTTCGCAAGGATAGGTTCCATGCCAAACCCTATCATCAAATACAACAACCTTTCCAGGACTAGGATGAAACTTGTGATCATAAGAATAACCGTTAGGACTTTGCAAGACTGTGTATAAACATCCATTAAAGGGATTCTTTTTGGTTGGAGTAAGCTCGTCAAAAAACATTACACTAGAACAAAAACGTTTATTGGATTGGTCTGTCTTCCTTGTAGAATGAAAATGTCCTGCCTGCCATCCACCAGGAAAATAATTAATAGTCCATGCTTTGTGTTCCTGTTCGCCTTGCCTATCAGTAATTTTGGAAATAGGAACATCTACTTGTTTGAAAATGTCTAAAAACCATTTTTTATATTCAGCTCTCTCTTTATCCCATTCGCTGTCTTTGATTGGTTTTTGAATGCCACTGACTGTGCATGATCCTTTACTAATATCTTCATTAGTAAAATCAAACAATTTTTCCAGGTCTTGGTAAAAAGGATATTCAGCAGTAACTATCCAATGTTGATTAGGTACCGCATATAATTCTATATTGTTATTCTTTCTTATTAGGCTCATCAGCATTCCAACTTTCATACTGATCAAAATTTTCCATAAAAGGATCCATAGCATAGTAAGGGTCTACTGTTGAGTTTGGATCGTCTTCGGCTGTGATCGTATGTACTTCAGGAACATAGTGTTTTACCATATTCTCTACACCCATTTTTAATGTAATAGTACTGCTGGCACAACCGCTACATGCTCCGCCAAGTATAAGACTCAGGTGACCGTCTTTATAACTTACAAAATCAATTACACCACCATGGCTAGCAACTGCTGGTTTAACATAGTCTTCGATTATACCTTTGATTTGATTAATGATTTCTTCGTCTGTTCTGTCTTTTGCTACTGCCATAAGTTTCTCCAGTTATAATTATATAGCAATTTGCTATTTCTGTCAAGTGTTTTATGATAGTGCAGATTTGGCGGCTCTTGAAGCCATTTTGTCGACAGTTTTGTCTTCTGGTTCGCTTTGTGGAGCATCTCCGCCCTTTAACACTAAACCATTTTCATCAAAACTGTCGACAAGGTCTTGTATTCTTGTGTCACTATTGTAAGCCTGTGTAAAACTTTCTCGATCGAAATGTTCACTGCCTATATTATCTAGGAAAGTATTAAGGTCGTTCCAACTTATTCTCGTTGCACCCTGTTGAAGTTTTAAATGTAAAATTTGAGCTAGGCCGTCTTTTGTATTGGTTATAGTGCTGTTAGCTTCTTCTTCAGATATCCTTAAGCCTTTTTTTTTGAACTTGCTAGTAGCAAGCCTAATCTTTTGCTTAATTCTACGCTTTCGCGTTTGGCCCTGTCTGCTGGTTCATCGCCTCCTGCTGAAGCATCTGCTGTTGCAAACTCGTCGCCTTCTGGGTCATCTGCTTTTTCAATTCCTTCATCGTCGTCCACTGTTGGCTCCATGTCCATTTCAGCATCGTCTCCAGGAACTTCATCGCCCATTGTAGCTGGTGCGCCTTCGCCCGTCAATACGGCTACGCCGGATGTCAAGGCGTCTCTGGTGCTTTCCAATGACGTAAACAAACTTTCTAGTGCAGGTTTTACTGCACCAATAAATTGCTCGGACTTGTCAACACCCATTTCATCTCTTATTTTGTCGCCTATTTCTAACATAGATTCGGTCTGCATTTCTGCTGTGTCTTCCATCCAACCTGTTATTCTATCTACCATGTCCTTCGCGGCCATAGTAAGTGCCGCCTCTTCTTCAGCGCCTTCGTTCATTTTTTCATCTACTTTAACGCCTGGTCCTGCTTTATATCTTTTATTGCCCTTTTTTAACTCTTGATATGCTTTTGTATTAGCTTTTTCATCAGCTTTTGTTACAATCAATTTTTCATCTTTGCTATCATCTTTTGTTTCTTCACGTTCTGCGATTGCTGTGTTAAGGATGTCTAGGAATAATTTATTTTTTTGATAGTCATCGCTTTGAACTGCTTCGAAACTTTCGTTAGTTTCAATTTGTGATAGTTTAGTTCTGATTTTGTTTCTTGCATCTTCTAATTGTTCTATAGTGAACTTAGACACATCTATTTTTGTACCAAATTTTTGAGCAAGATTCCCATTTAATGTCTCTGTGGATATCTTTTTAGAAAATTCTTTTAATAGCATGATATATTCCTTATATTAACATCTCTTACTTTTATTTATCAAATATATATCTTTCTATGGCGGCTAAAGCGGTCCAAGCCTCCTGTGTCGCTATATCAAATTGCACTTCTGCTGACTCCCTGCGTTCTTCTGTATCGCCTGTTTTCATAGATCTTTTGGCATAAAGTGCATCCATATAGTGTTTTGCTACTTTATCATCCAATTTTATAATATTTTTCATGTCAAAATGTGTTTTTTCTACAGTTAATTTAGCAATCGCAAGAGCTGTAGTTTTACAAAATACTGTGCATATATGCTTGTTTGTTGTTAAATTAAACAGTCTATAACCATTATGATGCTTTCTTATAATTAGGTTCTTTATCCGTATGCTGTTACCTTTTTCGTAGGGAATAGGTACTCGGACCAGTCCTGCTTCTATTATCTCTTGTAGTTGTTGTGTTAGATGTTTATCAAAACTCATTTGCTATAACCATCACAGTATCACCTTGCATTATCTTACTTACTAATGCTTTACGTATCAAGTTCTCTAATATGAAACGCTCTCTTTCTGGAAAACTGTTAAATGATCTAAGCTCATTACATCGATCTAAGACTTCTTGTTCTTCATTGCTTCTTTGAATTACAAAATCCTGGAGTAGTTCGTTAATCTTCATTTAGGTGCTCCTGGCTGAACAAGTGCCTGTATTGCTCCTGCAAGTGTAGGATCACTTTTTTGAAGCACGGTTTTTGGTGCCATTTTATTCTTAGGATCAGCTATGGTAATTTCTTTACCTTGTACCTTGTCAATAGCTACTTCTTTTCCGCCTATTGATAACTTTTGTCCTGGCTTTAATACTTTATTTGTTACTTGTGCATTGGCCTGTTGGACTTTCTTTTGCAGTGTAGGATTTGTTTTTGGTGCATTAGGTCCTTTGCCCATTTGCTGTCCAACCTTACCAGGAGGCGTTGTTCCTGTTGTTCCTGTTGGTGCTTGTGCTCCGTACTCTGCTATTTTTAATTCTCTAAATCTCATTACATTCTTTTTCTTTTTGACGTACTTCTTTTTGTTGGTTTCAATCTAGTTTTATTTAATCTCGTAAGCCTTCTACTGGTAGGACTCATACGTTTAGTATATCTACTTTTGATCTTTATTAGTGGTGATCTTCTAGCTTTGGCTTTTTTAATTGATATTCTGCTTGATACTCTAATTGGAGCACTACACGTCTGTGGCTTTGCTACAATTCTGCCCTTCTTTTGTCCGCTGGTGCATCTATATTTACGAACAACTTTTCCTTTGCTTCTACCAAATATTTGAACTGCACCTTCTGGAATTATTTCTGATATAATCATCTTCTTCTCTTATTCAATCTGGTTAATGCAATAGAGGCTGGATTTGTTCTTTTTGTTCTACGTGCTTTCCTAGCCATCCTAGCACCTAATCTAGCCCTAGTCTTCTTCATAGACATACGAGCTTTCATATTTGGAGCCGCAAAACATTGGGCCATTTGTGCAACAATTCTGCCTTTTCTTTTACCGCCCATACATCTATACTTACGGACAAGTTTCTTACCTCTACGTCCCCATATCTGTTTTTCGGTCAGGTCAGATGTAATCTCTGTTACTAGCATAACAGTATTTATGTTTATAAGTTTAGTTAAAGGAAATTAAGAGAACTACTATTGTAGAAAGTAAACCAGCTACTATAGTACCTGTTGCACCTAGAACTACTTTCATCATTGCTTTGTTCCCGTTGGTGATGTCAGAGTGGATATGCTCCACCTTCATCTCAATCTTCTCTAGGCGTGATTCTAAATTCAAATAACGTTGTTCACACAAATCTACATGTGCTTCTAAACTTTCACGCTCTAATTTTGTGGCTCTTGCCATAATCTATCTCTCCATTCCAATCTCTCTCGAGGAAGGGGCCTTCTTACTATGCCTGATTATGTAATGTTTGCCTTATAAATGTTATATTTTTTGCCTTTTTGTCTGTTGTTCTAAATACTCTATTATTTATCTCGATTGTTTCATCTAAGCCTGATATGACCGGCACTAAATCGAAATCTTCTTGTAATATTTCGTCTGTGCCAAACTCCCGTCCCTCGTCAACTGTTAACTCTATACACCATACGTTGTGGTTACCTTTATAGTCTGTACCAAATCCTAATTCTCTTAATTTTTTTTCTGTAAAAGAATGTAACACAGGAGGATCTGCGTACAAATAGTTTTGTCTAAGGCATAAAGTTTGAAAGAAGGTCATAAAGTTTGCTTGTTGACCAACAAGTTTTTTATCCTTAGAATTTGAATTATACATCTTAGTCTCAGATATATCAATAAGTGTGTATATTAACATACTTCTATTTACCGGTCATAAAAAAAGGGCTCAAACAAAGTGAATGAGCCCTTTAATTTTATTAGGTCAATGTATATTATTACATTGGGTTTTGATTAAAGTCAGCTAGTAATGAACTAGTTACTCCAGTTGTACCTACTCCAAAGTTTGCGCCTGCTGTAAAGGCTCCTGTACCTTGGATAGCAACCTGTACATCATCAGTAGTACCTGGTGTGAAAATTCCAGATTCTGTAAGTACACTTACACCTGCGATAGTGTGAGCATCGTCAGTTCCTGCTGTTCCACCTGCCGCTAAAAATTCTAAAGCCGCATCTAGGTCTGCTTGTGACATGTTAGATTTTGCTAGGTTAATGATTCTGGTTCTTGGTCCTGCACCATTACCTTCTTGACTTAATCCACCTGCCCCTTGTGCTAATCCTGCCATTGTTTTCTCCTTATGGTTATGTTGTATATATTTATATCAGAATTCATAAAAAAAGGGCTAATACCGAAGTAAAAGCCCTTTTTATGTAAGTTACTAGAAAGTTATAAATTAACCTTCGTGTGCAAACATTGGGAATCCATCAACTGCCGCCACTGTCGCAGATGAAAGGTTCACAGAACCTACACCAATTGAAGTTTGAGCACGGATTTCTGTTTGTAAGAAAGCCGCCAATGTTTCAGAGTTTGTACCATCGTATGTATCTGTACCGAAGTCACCTTCTACTAAGATTGTGTAGACTTGACCGTCGTTAGATCCATCTGATCTCAATGCTGAAAGACCAGCAATGTTATGAGTCTTTTGGATGATTTCAAGAACAAGCTGGTGTGCACCAGTTGGTCCGTTCTCTGTAGAATCAAAGTTAGTACCGTTCACAGCATAATCAATGTTGAATGCCATGATAGATTTACCTAAGTATGATCTGCTTCTGTTTGAAGTACCAGTCGCTTTTACTGGGTTTACTTGTGTTATACCTGCCATTTTTTTCTCCTATTTCTCTTAAATGACATCTTCGTTACTCTACGAAGTTGTTACATTTATTTACCAATTCTAGGAAATTACCGCTTGTTAGGGGTCTTTTTAGCTCGATTTTCTAAAGTTCTAAGTAATTGTACAAAGCTAGGGCCTGCTTTTACTATGTTATCTATCATTGTTATAGCAGGCATGTATGCTTGTACCATTTGTGGAGGGATTGATTTACCATCTTTTGCAAGTTCTAAAAACTTTTTTGTCATCATTAGGTTTTTGGCACCAACAAGATATCTATAACCTGCAAGGTCTTTGCCTGTTACATCTATATCAGGCATACTAATCTTTGGTTCAGGATCAGTTACCTTGTAGGTTTCTAAATCTCGTTGAGCTGACAGTTCTTCTAAGTATTTTATTATGTCACTGGACCGTAACTTGGCCCTTGCCGCTAAGAGTAATCTTGTGATAGTTTGTTTTTTTACAGGAGTAGAGATAACAGAAAAACTAAAAATATTTCTTCTTATAGCTTTATAGTCTGCGTTTGTGATTTTTAAAATACTTTCCATTCTCATGAAGAATTGTTCGTCACTCTTATTAACTGCAAATCCTCTTGCCATATTGCTTACATATCTATTGAAAGCCATAACAGGGAACTGCGTTGCTTCACGTCTTTTTTGTGCCGCTCCAGGATCCTTAAGTTTGTTTTGTGCATCACTGTCACCGACAATAAAATATATGAAATTATAAAGATCAGTACCACCCATACGAAAATGTTTATAACTATCGTATCCTGAAGTATTTTTAGCATAGCCATGGGCAAATGCTGTGGTGGTTGGAAAACGTCTTAGGACTTCAAGAATCAACATAGTCAAGTAGGCTCTTTCACAACAATCGGTGTACGTAAGGGCTTTCAACCCAGACGCATTACGAGTCATTCTTGCTTCATGTAATTCTTTGATAAAGTCCATTATGCTGATGCAACTGCTTTTGCTAGTTTATCAACCCCGTCATGATCAGGATCTGGTGTAGACTTTGAAATATCAACATTGCCTGAAGCTACTTTGTCCATTATAGCATCTGCCTTTTCTTGATCTAAACCTGGCACCTTATTAATGATGCTGTTCATGTCGTCTTTTGGACTTGCATGTATTAATGCATCAGAAAGTTTTAATGCGTCTAACCACTGTTCATCATCTGGCCAAGATATATCACTACTCCTTGGACTTAAAGATGCTTTAATTTGTTGACCCATTCTTGCAAATTTTCTTTCCTGGTCACTCATGTCATAAGCACTGCCGCCTTTGACTGGCATTGCTTCTTGATGTAGATCAGCCTTAATTCCTTGAAACTGTTCACTATCCATCATTTCTGTCATCTTCATTTTTTTCTCCTATCGTGCGGCTCTGTTTGCCGCTGTAAACCCTGCTCTATTTACTAATTTCATGTCTCCACCAGGGTGTGCTAAGACATAACCTTCTCCTCCAGGCTGACCTGCTGTGGTAGCCTTTACAGAACTTGCTTGGGAATCTAGCTGTTTGATAATATTATTTTTAACTTTCATTATACCACCTACTACTTCCCATAAGCTCGAAAATGCATTCATATTTTGTTTTATATATTTGGCAATCTTATCTTTTTTGACTGCACTGATCTTGTCGTGATCCATTAACCATGACATAAAATCTCTACCAAGTTTGTCGAGTGTTCCCCTATCAACACTTTGGTTAACATAATTGTATAAAATATCACTAAAGTTAGTTAGTTTCATTGACTGTAACTTTCCTTTATCAAGCAGGCTGTCTATATCTGCACTATCTTTTTTGATTAATTGTGCTAGTCTTTCAACTTCTTCATTAGGAACCTCTGGTGGTGTCTCTACACTCATAGGAGGAACTACCAACAAATCGTTGCCTTGAAACATTCCTAAGTCTTTTAATGCAGACTCTGTTCCATCTATGTCAACCATTCTATGTATTACAACTGCTGTCTTAGACTTTGCAATTCGTCTGCCTAAATCACTTGTCACGTCTACTGCATATTCTACACCTGTAGGATTAGGTTTGAACACAAAATTCTTATCAACAACTTTAGGTGTTTTGTAATATAATAAATCCCCTTTGAAAAATCCTTGGAAGTCTTTTGGTACTGCTCTTTCAAATACTGTGAATGCTTCAGCCATATTATCTGCAAATGCTATACGGCTTGGATCATCTTTGAGCTTTCCACCACCACGACCGAGGAGCTCTGTCTTAAGCTCATCTGGACTTTTTGCTCTGCCGACTCCGCCTTTCTTTCCAAACCCTGACTTGTCTGTGAATATAAACTCTCCATTTTCATCGCGGCCAAAAATGACTGCGGGAGATCCGTCCCATTTGATAGTGACATCTTTATGTCCTCCTGTCGCCATGTTTCTTAAACTTGCTAATGCTCTCATGGCTCCTCTGGAACCTTCGAAAAATACCAAGTCTTCTATATGTTGTATCCTAGCACCCTCTTTTATTATGCTTTCTGTTGTTCCGCTGTGATAACCTTGAAATTTATAACCTGCTCTGTCAAACTCTTCTCTGTTTAAATTGTATACATCTATAGGAACAATTTGTCTTTCTATGCCAAATTCTTTTTGTAATTTAAGGACAACTGATGTAGGTTTTTCTCTTGTTCTTACTTCTTCTGATTCCACTTTACCTTTCATTGTAGTGCCGTCACTCCAGGTGATAGTGGGTGTACCTTTTGGTACTGGTTTCTTCTTAGGATTTATTTCAGTCCAACCTGCCTTTTTATACAGGTCCAATTTGCTCATAGGAATATTTCTTTCCTTTTTAACTCCTTTTACAATACCTACTACCTTTGTCGTGTTGCCTGTTAATTTATCACCAACGGCTTTAAATTTATCTTGCACTTGCCCTATGGTCGTCTTACCACCGCCTGCATCTGTATAGGCTTTTTTAGCCGCCGCATATCCATCTTTAGATTTATAGCCAGCCATAAAGCCACCCTTGGCCGTTCTGTAAATATTACCCAATCCTCCAGCAATACCTCCCGCAACCTTTTGTGCTATATTTTTTTCTGCTAACATCATTCCTGATTTAATACTTTTTGTTTCTGGCATTTCAATTCCTTGTTTAGCAAAATTATCTTTTACATCTACGACCAGTTGTTCATAATCTGGTCTGTTTTTAATTGCTTTGTGTATTGTTTCAACACTGTCTAAATTTGCCCTATTGGCTCCTGGACCAATAAGTCTTTTTGCTATTTCGTTAGGATCTGTTGTGATTACTTCTTTAGTTTCTCTATCAACTAATCCTTTTGTAGGTGACCATTGCATTCCTTGTGCTTTGGCAATGCTGGCTAAAAATATCATTCTATGTGCGCCTTTGTAAGGAGTGTTATCTCCGCTACCTCTAAGTGCAAATTTCATCCAGTTAGGGTCACCAAACATAAGATCTGTTTGTACAAATCCATTGGCAGGATTACCGCCTATTGGTGTTTTTAAATGAACATTAGTTCCTGACTTTGCTACCCATTGTCTTGGATTGTCATTTGGATAATTCTTTTCTGCCCAGGCTTTTAATTTTTGGAATACTTCTTCTTTATCAACCTTGCTCGAATCTACTGCTACATCTATGTCACCACTAGAACTTCTAATGCCAGTGCTACCAAGTTTCATATCTTTGTGCTGTAAGCCTGTTAGTTTTTCAACCCAATCTAAGGAAGAGTCTATATCTCTTCTTGAAACACGTTGCGTAAGTGGATTACCAGTTTCAGGATCTTTAAAAATATTTCCGCCTTCTTTAAGAATCATGCTTTTTGCTCTCTTTTATCTTTGAAATACCACGTCTAAATTTTTTTGCATCGCCCGTCCTAATACTATTAATAAATCTACGTTCAAGCTCTAATGCTTCTTCATCTGAGTAATGCTCAGATATCTTTTGGAATAGATTCACAGTGCTTTCTATTAAATTTTGCCCTGTAGTGGCTATTAGGCTTTCTCTATCCTTATTTAGACTAAGGTTATTAAGCTCTTGTAATATAGATCTAGTAACTTTTTTCATTTTAATATATCCTTACTACGTATTTAGCTGGCTACAGATAAATATAGATGTATAAAGAGGGTGCAAAAATATGAATGTAAGTAAGTTAAATTTCAAGGATAGATCCTTACTGTTTGCTAAATTATCTAAGATTGCTTATAATAACATTAAAAAAGCAACAAGTCAAGCAAAAAAATTAGGTTTCTCTACTGTAGAGTTCTACGATAAAAAAGGTGCTCAAGCATATCGTTTTATGAATAAAACTGATTTGATAATAGCATGTAGAGGTACAGAACCAACACAATGGAACGATATAAGTGCAGATTTAAAAGCTATACCTGTTATGGCTGAAACTGTAAGCAGAGTGCATAAAGGTTTCAAAGAAGAAGTAGATGAACTTTGGCCAATGGTTTGTGAAGACATAGATAGAAAAGTAAACTTAAAAAAGAACTTATGGTTTTGTGGACATAGCTTAGGAGCCGCAATGGCAACTATTATGGCGAGTAGAGCTAAACACAATGATAACTTGAATGATCCTATAGAATTATATACATACGGATCACCAAGAGTAGGCTGGTCCAAATACTGCAAGAGTTTGAATGTAGAACATCATCGTTGGAGAAATAACAACGATATAGTTACCAAAGTTCCTTTATGGATAATGGGTTATAGACATCATGGTAATTTACACTATATAACCAGTGATTGTAAGATAGGTAAACCAGGATTCAAAGATTGGTGTAAAGGAATGTGGGCTGGTATAAAGGCCAAAAAGTTTGATTCAATTGGTGATCACGACATTCAAGCCTATCATGATCAAATAGAAAAGGCACTATAATGAAGGACTGGCTGTTAATACTTGTAACAGCCCTGGCAGATGGATCTGTGATGATTGAACACAAAGACCATTATGATAACCTACCAAGATGTGAATATGCCGCCGAATCTAGAAAAACTTTCTTTCCAAGTGATTATGGCAAACAATTTGTTTGCTTACAGGTACCTAAACAAACCGAACATAAGTGATCCAGTAACAGTACAGCCTATTGCCATTGCTACCCAGAAACCATAAGCTGGTAATAGATATACAAATATTGGAAAGAACAGTAAACTAATTAAAACAAAATAGATAGTTTGAATACTTAAAGTTTTAAATGTTTGCACATCAACTCCAGCATAGTATAAAAATATAAAAGAAACAATACTTGCCAAAGGTATACCTAACACAAATGCTCCTATGGTTGGATACTTTTGACTTACAGAACTAACTGTAGCAATTATTATTCCGCCTATTATTGTTTTAATTAAAAATTCCATTATGAAAATAAACTACTTACTGATTCTTCATTGGTTACTCTTCTAATTGCTTCACCAAACAGTTGTGATACAGAAACCTGCCTTGTTTTCTTACAGTTCTTAGGACAACGGTCAGGAATGCTATCAGTTATAACAAGTTCTTCTAACACACTCTTTTCAACCTTTTGACAAGCATCATCAGATAATACTCCGTGTGTAATGTAAGCTCTGACTGTTAATGCATTGGCATCTAAGATAGCCTTGGCCGCATTACAAAGTGTACCGCCCGAGTCAACAATGTCATCTACTAGGATCGCATGTTTACCTTCAACGTCACCTATAAGATTCATTACTTCAGCAACACCTGCCTGTGGTCTTCGTTTATCAACGATAGCAATATTGGCATTAAACATGTCAGCAAACTTCCTTGCTCTTGCGGTTCCCCCAGCATCTGGTGAAACAAAAACTGTTTCCTCAGGTAAAGTGCCAATAGTCTTTTTAATATCTTTGGCAAAGACCAACCTGCTTGTTAAATCGTCTACAGGTATATCAAAGAAACCCTGAATTTGACCAGCATGTAAGTCCATAGTTAAGATCCTATCTGCTCCTGCTTTTGTAATGAGATTGGCAACTAACTTTGCCGTGATAGGTGTGCGACTTGCACTCTTACGATCCTGTCTAGCATAACCGTAGTATGGCATGACCGCAGTGATACGTGATGCTGAACTACGTTTGGCCGCATCTATCATAATCATTAGTTCCATCATGCTGTCATTAACAGGTGCACAAGTTGATTGTACTATGAAAACATCTTCTCCTCTGATGTTTTCCAAAAACTCTACACTTGACTCGCCGTCAGCAAAGGTGCTGATGTTGGCAGGGACAAGTTTTGCGAAACAATGTTCCGCAATTTCTGTTGCTAATTTCCGGTTAGCATTTCCTGATAGTATTTTCATTCTCAAAGTAAGCCTTCCTCCTGGTGAATTTTATACAAGTATATAACAAATTCATATCGTTGTCAAGTGAAAAGGTGATGCTAGTCAGCACATCACCCCCACCTACTATAGTCCGTTTGGTACTATAACATAATGAATTGCTAACACAACTCCGACTGATGCTCCTAGCCCGATCATCATCTTAAAGAAGTCTTTGGTAACCAAAGGAAATACAGTTTTAAACTTTTCTTTACCAAAAACTGTTGCCATAGCAAGTTCACGTCCGCATAGTAACCCAACGAACACCCATGTTGTTGACATTGGAATGTCATTTAGTTCTTTGAAGAACCAAAGTATTAGGAAGTATACACAATCAATAATTGTAGCAGATCTTACATAACGGGTATTATGTTTCTCCAAAACAATCTTTTGTATCTTACCTCCACCCTCTCTAAACATATAGGCAAGTCCTGCTATAAACACGACACTGATCATAATCATTAGATCATAAGGTATTTCTCTTGGTAGAAATACTGCTATGTTTGCCATGTCATGTGATAGCCAGGTGAACCACAGAAAGCCTGTTGTTACCCACTGACCTACACGCCAATATGATTTGTGTTCTTCTTTAACTGGTTTTGCTTCATCTAGTATCTTACTCACAATTATCCAAATAGCATAAGCCGCCATAGCCGCGACAGCATATCCCATCATTGATTTCATAAGCATTTTCTCTAGAACAAACGTAGAAGCAAATGCTGATAACACAAGGAAAGATGTTGATACAGGTACACCTATACGTGTAAGTATTAATAATATTCCAGGCGCCATAGCATGGTACCACTTAATTTCTTCAAATGGAATCTTATTCAGTCTGCCATAGCTGATGTCACCGCCATTGGTGTACCAACCATACCAAAGTGTCCATAACAAAACGGCCGAAGCCGCTCCCCACATAATTTTCCAATTGAATCTCTCATTGTTTGATGCAATCCATGTACCGAGAGTTTGTACTGAATCGTTTGCGATGACGGCGTATCCTGCAAATAGGAAACCCACTGCCATCCATAAGGTGAGTGCGTCCATTTTTTATCTCCTCTGCTTACCGCTTTTACCACGGTACTCACAAATTAGACCAGGCTCGACTAATGCCTGGCTGGTAACATTATTGTTACACTTTTACTTATACAATAGCATAAGAAATATTACTTGTCAAGAAAAAGTTATACAAAGTTATTAACATTGGCTCTGGGGGGAGGACTCGAACCTCCACACTAAATATATTGCAGTACATTCAGCATACGATTAACAGTCGTACGTGTCTACCTATTTCACCACCCCAGACTATTTTATATCTTGTCCAATGCACTTATCATTCTTGTCATTCCTATTCCTCCACCTACTCTAGGAAAGAAATCAAACTCCAAGAACTTTTCTAACTCTGCTTCTACTCTGTCTTTGCCAAACAGTTTGAACAGTAGTTCAGAGTATTCTCCGTTTGTGATTGTGTGAAACGTATCACGCATCTGTTCTACATCAGTTGATCGTTCAGCTGATCCTATTGTTTCCATACCGCCCAATATCACATCAATCTTTTTACTTGTGACTCCATCTGCGTTTCTAGACATGTTCCAGAAAGGACTTGTAAACTCAGGAAAGTGTGTGATCATTCCATGGCCTATCTTTTCTTCATGCTCATGATCCAGTTCTTCTACATCAAAATCTGATACCCATTTAAAATAAGTCTGATCTGAAAGTTTAGGAAAGCCTAGATATTCACAGAGTTCTATTTCCATTTCTTTTAAGTTGTCTACGTTGCCTGGCATTTCAAATTCAAACATTGGAAATATAATATCATGTCTGCCTTCTACTGCATTTGGTTCCTGTCTATAGGAAGTGGAGACACAAAAAAACCCCTTACTAGAGGGGCTACTTAATAGTTCGTGTTCTAGCCACATCTGGCCTGTTTGTGGCAAGGGCCAAACCTGCCCTGCATAATTGTAAGTTGCTACATTGAATGGATCTTCACATGCGGCGAGTATTGATAATCTATTTTGTGTGTGGACTTCTTCAAACCCTTTGTCCAAAAAAAATGACCTTAAAAGGCCAACTGTTTTAGTAAACTTTGTGGGGGATATTAGTTGCGTCATTTATTTTTCCTTTTTGCTGTTGTCAAGTCAAAAAAAATTTTGGTCAAAAAAAAATTAACCTTGTTTTCTTATCAAGGTATTTATCAAATAGAAAAAATAAGCCAGGTTTCCCTGGCTTAGATTATTTGGTTCGACCGCTTAAGAAATCATTTTCCTCATCGGTGTAAGGCCACATTAAAGTTCTCCAAGTAACTTTTTAAGTTTCTTTTTGCTTTTTCCTCTTACCTTAGCCTTCGCAATAGCATCTAGGTTTGATGTATCTCCGCCGACTATTACAAGTGCAATCATGCCCATTGAAGCATGTGGTGTACACTGGTAAAGGTATACGCCTGGTGTGTCAAAAGTAATCGCAACTTCTTTGTTGTTCTTACTTTTCTTTGGTAACTCCCATCCGTCTGGACCTGCAATGAAATGTACATTGTGTCCTTTGGATGCTGGTAACCAAGTGATGGTGTCTCCCACGTCAATCTCAGCGACATCAACAGAATAAACCATTTTTTCTTTTCCTAGTTTATTCAACATGTCGATTGACATGTCTGCTGAATACGCCATACTAGATACAAAAACTACTGAAAATACTGTTACTACTAATGCAATTAAGTTTTTCATGCTTACTTCTCCTCGTTGCTAGTCATTAATGCCTTTGCTTCTTTATGTAGTCCCATACGAGTCATCTCATTCGCCGCTCTGGCTCTTGCTATTGCATCGCATGATTTCATAAATGCTTTTCCGAAGTTTGACATAGCTTCGCAAAAAGCACAATAGGTTGCTGTTATGCTGGTCATTAATATATCCCCTTTCGTGCTAGTTCTTGTTGCCTTCTTTCTAGCTCTGCTAGATCTGATGATTTGCCTAAATAGTCTTCAACTAATGCTTGCCTGTAATGTTGATAACTAAAAAAATTAGTTAAAGTTTTTAATATTTTACCCATTATATATTTTCTCCTCTAGGTACAACGCCTGGATTGGCTTTCATTTGTAGATAGGCCTGTCTCCAATGCCTACCATATTCTACTTTTGCCCATCTCATGAGCTCTGCGTCATTATTGGCTGGCGTTGTCATCCAGTCAAAAATATTCGCAAGAATGTCGTATAGACTTTTCATATAATCTCCTTAAGAATTTTAATTTTGGATGCTTGAGGAAAGCAATACCCCGGAACTTCCCCGGCGGTGCAATTACCTTTGGTAACCGTCAATCGCTTGTATGGCACTGATGCCGTGCCCTAGTCTTTCCTAGTGTCTATATGTGTGTGAACATTGCGTTCAACTGTATTTACCATGTAGGCGTCATAAATGCATGAAAACCGGTTGCATGGCTGTCTTGTTAAAAACGCAATAATAATTATTTGATATTTTTTAGTAGATCTTGCTTTGTAAGTTTATACTTGCTCGACTTCCATTTGTTTTTTAATGCGTCAAGAGTTTTACCTATTTCGATACCTGGCTTCATACCTTTTGAAATTAGATCTTTGCCTGTCACTGGAAAGTCGGGCTGTTCATATGTCCTAATAACATCTGCAAGATTAAATTTGCTTTGTATATTCAGCAGATGTAATAATGCATCTTTGCTTACACCATCATGTAGCAATCCTATTGCAAGGTCTTTGTTCATAGGTTTATTTTTGTACTTTACCAAAAAGTTTAGAAGTGCTGATTCTTTATTACTCATTTTCCATTTTTGGGCAAGTGTAGTATTATCAACTAATACGGCTAAAGGCACGATAGGATTTTTAGTGCGTTCTAATCTAGCAAGTTTTTTTGCATTAGCTGTTGCAAGTCCTATCTGCTTACCTACACCTGTGCTTCCTATGTATGCCAATATTTCTTCTGGATTCCTAGATACTAATATCTTTCTTATTTCAGACCAAATTCTTTCTGGACTTACCCTTGCTAAACCTTGCACATTATCTTTCACAGCCTGTAAAGTATCCTTATCCCATGTAGGATCTTCTAATCTACCTTGAAACCTAAAGTACCTTAATATTCTTAAGTAATCTTCTTTGATTCTTTGGTCTGCGTCCCCTACAAAACTGCTTACTCTGTCTTGTAGATGATCCATACCTCCAAAGTAATCATACAGTTTGCCCTTGAAATCTAAGCTCATAGCATTATAAGTAAG